TTAAAAAAAAAAAAAAAAAGGAAAAAAAAAATTTCTCTTAAATCTCTAATAGCTTCTATATAGTAGTAGGACACCATTAGCCACACTTTAACACAACATTTTTGTAACCATTTATATTCCCTATTAAATACAAGCACATACAATACACCAAAACACTCCAGAGACACAAATAATTTGGCTAACATACCTTATAATTTAACCTATTTAAGCAATATCCAGTGTAAGTATACATCCACATAGGAGCTACCAGTAGTCTCTAGTGTAGGAATACCACTACCTTCACCCCTAGCATAGGCAACAAAGCTACCAGCACTATCAAACACACCAAACTCGTAGTCCGTTGTCCCTGTAACTTCATCATATTTCTCTACCATGTGTGTTATTCCATATGGTGTAACAGGCTTAAGGAATACATACACAGCTTGGTCACATTCAGACAGCTTCATGTCTGTGTATATTTCTTTAGTGTTAACCCTGAAGATCGTTTTCATAGCCATACCCTCATCATTGCATTACCCCCTCCCTCAAAAGCTCTGAGAGGGGCTTACAGAAGCTTCTAGCTATACTAGGAAGCTGCCGTCCACATTTATCCCCTTAATGACAACAGGATCATAGCTATCCTTATCACCCTCACCTGTGTATTCAATAGCTTCACCAAGATCAACACCTTCAAGCTGTTCTTTAAGCTTGTCTTCAAAGGACTTACCCTTATTAGCGTCAAAGTCATCATGCATAGGATAGTGATTGTTTATATTTCTCATAGTGTTGTTCCTCTTGGTTAGTCAGTAAGTATAAGCTTAACAGGTTGTGAGGAGAAAGCAAGGGTTGTTACAAATAAGTGTAATCAAGAGGGGATCAAGAGTACAGCCCTAGTGCTGCAAGCTTATAGGTGATATGCAGCAGCTAGCATCAAGAGCTACCAGCAAATCCTTAGGTGTTGGCCTTAGCAACTTACGTAAGCTCCTTAGGCCATTGCCTTAGGTAATACTGAGAAGCTCCTTTAAGCTTACAAGGGGGTGAGTAGCTTACGGGGAAACATAAGGGGAATAAGGAGAAAGGGTAGTGTAGGGAATACATAGATGTGTAGGGAACACACAAGGGGTAAAGCCCCTTGTCCCCCCTTCTCCTTAAGCTTGCTGAGGATGTCTCTGAGGAAAGCCCCTGAGCAGATGGCTGCAATTTCCTAGGCGCAAGCAATAGTCATGCCAAGTTATGATAAGCAATAGGCGTGCCAAGTATGTCCTAGCAATGTTCGTGCCAGAATTATTCCTAGGCAAGCTGCTGCTGGGGGACAGAGGGGGAAAGGGGTTGTACATATATGCTGTATAGCCCCTAAATATTTTCTCGCAGAAATTAGCCATTTCCAGCCCCTCTCTGGGGATGTCCTTCTCAGCTTAGGCATTTCCTGAGCTTCACAGCCCCCTAGGTGATTAAATAGGCCCTTTTCTGAGAAGGAGCTATTGGCTGTTGAGGAAGCCCCTTGACATAATGTGTAGGAGAGCCTGAGAGAGCTTCTGAGGAGTTTCCCTGCAGTAACTGGTAGGGTAGCTTAGGTATTTCCTTAAAAGCTCTCAGAGGAGCTTACAGAAGCTCCTAGCTATATTGGGAAGATGGTCTAGAATGTGTCTATATTGGTGAGGAGTAGGCAGCACTAGGGCTACAAGCTCCTGAGAGGCTGCTGGAGAGGAGCTAGCTATTCCCTAGTACATTCCCCCTCTATAGCCCTATAAGCCTCTCAGAGAGGCTTATAGGTAGGCTCTAATGTCAAAGTGCTTACAGGAGTGTCCTACTATATATTACGAGGTGACTTATGACAGTAGACAAGAAATTGATGACAGATGACAAAGGTGGGATGAGGACACAGAGCCTTTTCCTTGAAATGGGGTACAACTATGATGTAGCCATGTTCACTTTGAAGAGTCAAGATCACACAGCCAAAGGCAAAACTTTCATTAGCCTCAAACGATTATATCTCTCAGCTGAGGACATTATTGAATATGATTTTGCTAATACACATCTACTTGGTTGGGATCATTGGAAACGGCTATGTAATAACAAGCAGCTTGGGGAACATATCAAGGATTGGCGTGAAGAGCTTGAGCTTAAGCTTAGAGGACAAGCTGTTAAAGATATTATTGACCTCTCTGCTGAAGAGCGGGGCTTTCAAGCATTAAAGTGGTTGGCTGATAAGGGTTGGGGTAAGAGAGAAGTTGGTAGGCCAACTAAGGATCAGACAGACCATGAAGACAGAATGAATAAGCGGCTGAATGATGAGTTTGGAGCTGATGTCATCAGAATGAAAGATAAGAGGTAGGGGTGACTGATATGACTGGTGTGTACAACGAAGTGAGAAGGGCTTTCTACCAAGACCTTGAGGACAACCAACTGGAGTTTTTAAAAGTAGTAGTTGGACCATGTGAGAGTAAACCGGAAACTTGCTTACACTGCGAGGTGACAAAGAATAGTGTCGGCGTTGTTAAGATAGGCGACAGAGATTGGGTATGAACAATGTAGGAGTAGCACTATGGAACAGTGGTTAGCTGAAGCGTATGACAGAATAGACAGAATGCCTGAAGCTGCCAAAGAGATTAGGGAGAGGGCTTTAGTAGATCTCCCCTTCTTTGCTCGACTAGTGAACCCTGGGCACCTATACGGGTCTATACATGATTCAATCTTCAGGTGGATGCAGGAATACTCGCTATATGGGCAAGGTAATGGACTTACAGATAACAAGCTAATAATGCTTCCCAGGGGCCACTTGAAAAGTCATTGCGTAGCAACTTGGGCTTCTTGGATAATAACTAGGCACCCAGAAGTTACAATGTTGTATGTATCTGCTACAGCGGAACTTGCTCAATTGCAGCTATATGACATACAGAACATGCTAGGGTCTTCTACATACAGAAGGTTCTTCCCTGAGTACATACACCCACAAGAGGGTAAGCGTGAGAAGTGGAGCGTTAATAAGCTTTCAATAGACCACCCTAAGCGTGCTGAGGAGCGTATACGAGACTCCACTATAGCTACAGCAGGACTAACAACTACAACAACTGGGTGGCACGCTGACATAATCCTAGCGGATGATTTAGTGGTTCCTGAGAATGCCTATACAGAGGATGGTCGGGAGAGTGTCTCCAAGAAGAGCAGTCAGTTCACCTCTATAAGGAACGCTGGTGGCTTCACAATGGCTTGTGGTACAAGGTATCACCCAAAAGACATATACAGTGTTTGGAAAGAGCAAGTGTATGATGACTATGATGATGAAGGCTTGCTAATAGACAAGAAGAATGTATGGGAGATTAATGAACACGTTGTTGAAGAGGACGGTGTGTTCCTATGGCCAAGAGCCGTTAGGGAGGATGGTAAAGCTTTCGGTTGGGATCAGAGGGTGTTGAGTAGGACTAAATCTGAATACACTGACCAGACACAGTTCTTCGCCCAATACTATAACAACCCAAACGATAGTTCAAAAGATAGGATTAGTAGAGACAAATTCCAGTATTACAACCCCAGGCATTTAAGCTATCAAGGTCGTTGGTTTTACAACGGTAAGAAGCTTAATGTCTATGGTGCAGTTGATTTTGCATTCTCCCTTAGTAACAGTGCTGATTATACAGCTATTGTGGTAATAGGGATTGATTGTGACGGTTGCATATACGTATTGGACATAGACAGATTTAAGACAGACAAAACCTATGTGTACTTCCAGCATATTGCTGAGCTTCACTCTAAGTGGCATTTGAGCAAGCTTAGGGCTGAGGTGAGTGTTGCACAGAAGGTTATAGTTAATGCTATTAAAGATCACGTTAAGGATGAGGGTATGTCCCTCTCTATTGAAGAATACAGACCTACTAAGTCTGAGGGTTCTAAGGAAGAGCGTATTGAAGCCACCCTTGGTCACAGGTATGAAGGTTTGAAGATGTGGCATAGAGAGGGCGGTTGGACCCCACAGCTTGAAGAAGAGCTTGTGTTAGCTAGACCACCACATGATGATTTGAAGGATACCTTGGCATCTGCTGTAGGTATTGCTGTAGCACCTAAAGCTCTTAGAGGCGTTGGCCTTGATGAGATGCTAGGTAACAACAAACAACGGGGTAGCCGCTTTGGTGGTTACAAGGCCCATTAGGAGACAATATGTCAGATAAAGTAGCAGAGCTTAACGGCTTGATAAGTCAGGATGATGCCTCCGACTGGGTTAGCTCCCTTTGGGACAAGTTTAACCAACAGCGTGGTGGTAAGATTGATGAGTGGAATGAGCTTAGGCAGTTCCTATTCGCCACTGACACTACGTCAACCAGTGTTAATACACTCCCTCACAGCAACACTACAACAGTACCTAAACTAACGCAGATTAGAGACAACCTACATTCAAACTACATAAGCTCTTTGTTCCCTAATGATGATTGGCTATCCTGGCAGGCTTTCTCTGCTGACTCAGCTAAGAAGTCTAAGGCTGAAGCAATTGAAGCTTATATGTCTAATAAGACACGAGAGGGTGGGTTTAGGACAGAGATTAGTAAGTTGTTAATGGATTATATTGACTTCGGTAATGCCTTTGCAATGCCCTCCTTTGAGGCTCGCTACAGGAAATTAGCTGACGAGACAATAGTAGCTGATTACATTGGCCCTAAAGCTGTTCGTATAAGCCCTCTGGACATTGTATTCAACCCACTAGCAACCTCCTTTAAAGATACATTTAAGATAGTACGGTCAGTTAAGACACTAGGTGAAATACAGAAGATGGCTAATGACGAGCCTGACCAGAGATTCTGGCAGGGTATTGTCGATAAGCGTCTTGCAATACGTATGGGAGCTTATGGCCCTGAAGATTGGAACAAGGCTAATGCCTATTCACTAGATGGGTTTGGTGATTTGTACGAATACTACATGAGTGATTATGTAGAGATATTAGAGTTTTATGGTGATTATCACGATACAGAAGCAGGTCTACTCAAGACAGATGTAGTCCTCACAATTGCCGATAGGTCAATGACTATTCGTGAAGAGCCAATACCATCATGGTTCGGTGGTGCTCCTATATACCATGTAGGTTGGAGGCATAGGCCAGACAACTTGTGGGCTATGGGGCCGTTAGATAACATAGTGGGTATGCAATATAGGTTAGATCACTTAGAGAACTTAAAGAGTGATGCCTTAGATTTAGCAGTTAGCCCCCCTATTAAAGTTATCGGTGAAGTTGAAAGCTTTGAGTGGGCGCCTAGAGAAGAGATCACCATAGATGAAGGTGGCGATGTAGGTGTAATGTCAGTTGACCTCAATGGGATAGCAGCCGCAACAAACAATGCCATACAGCTTATGGAGTTGATGGAGTTGTTTGCAGGTGCACCAAGGGACGCAATGGGCATACGAACTCCGGGCGAGAAGACAGCTACGGAGGTTAACCAACTCAGTAATGCAGCTGGACGGATATTCCAAGAGAAGATCACACACTTTGAGGTTGAGCTATTAGAGAAACTCCTCAACGGTATGTTGGAGACAGCCAGACGTAACTTAGATGAGAGTGATGTCATCCGTATAACTGATAGTGACTTGGGGGCTGTTGAGTTCCTAACAATCACTAAGGAAGACATTGTAGCTAATGGGGTTATACGCCCTATAGGTGCCAGACACTTTGCTAAGCAATCTCAGGATCTCCAAAACCTCATAGGTGTGTTCAACTCTCCGTTAGGTGCTTTAGTTGGACCACATACATCAGGTAAGGAACTTACAAAGCTTGTTAACGACATTGCAGGTTTAGATGGATATAACATATTTAGCCCTAATGTTGCTGTGTTTGAACAACAAGAGACCCAACAGATAGCCAATCAGGCTAGTGAGGACTTGGAAGTGCAGTCACAGACACCAGCAGAGGGTTCGGCAGAAGGTGAGCCAGAGGTAGACCTATGAAGAAGAGTTGGACTAATGGCTTAGACGAAGATCGTGTAGAGTACATACGGGGGGCCTTTACCTCCTCTAACCTCATAAGAAGCCGCCTAGAAGAGATGATACAGCAGCGCATAGGGGCCTCTTATAAGCTTAGCAGATCTGAGTATGACTGCCCCAACTGGGCACTACTACAGGCTGACTCAGTAGGCTACCGAAGAGCTTTAGAAGAAATCATATCACTAATTGAGTGAGTCAGGTTCGCTTATGGGATACAAAAACAAAGAAGACGTAGTACAAGGCACTATAACAGTACAAGACTTATTGGATACCACGGAGATGTTAGACAAAGTGGATAGGGAGTGTTCTGAACAAAAATCTAAAGCTGCTAGAGGCCTTTTTAAGCCTAAAAGTTTTGATAGGAGTAAATTACCAAGAAGCAGTCGGATTTAACCATATCACTAATTGAGAATTAAGAGAGTAAATAATGACAGACCAGTCAGTATTTGAATCAAAACCTAATGAACAAGCACCACAAGAAGCAACACCACCTCAACCAGATTCTAACTTGTTTAATGACCAGTTAAGCATGATTAAGAATGACAAAGGTGAGCCTAAATATGACTCAGTGCCAAAGGCATTAGAAGCTTTGCAACACTCACAGCAGTATATTCCTGAGATTAAAACCCAGCTAGATGCTAGGGATCAGGAGATAGCAACTCTGAAAGAGCAGTTGGCAAAGGCTTCAACTTTGGATGATGTCGTAGATAGATTTACCGCGAGTCAAGCTCCAGCTAGTGAGGCCACACCAGCGCCAGCACAAGCACTTGATGAACAGGCAATAATAGCTATTCTTGATAGTCGAAACGCCCAACAGGCGCAGTTACAAGCTGCACAGACTAATGAGATGGCAGTGAGTAAAGCCCTTACCGATAAGTTTGGTGACAAAGCTCAGGAAGCCCTTGTTAGCAAGGCAGCTGAGATGGGTATGTCAACAGATGAATTGAAGAGCTTAGCTCAAAAGAGTCCCACAGCAGCTTTGCAGTTATTTGGCACAAGTTCTGTGGCGACAAAGCAACCAGTGCAATCCTCAGTAAGTATACCTATGAACCAGGAACAACCTAGTGGGTTAGCCCCACCTGAGAAGTCCTTGCTAGCAGGTTCAACTTACAAAGACCAGCTAGATTACCTGAACAAGGTGAGACAAGCTGTACATTTAAAACATGGCGTACAATAACTTTTAGTTAGGAGCTAAAATATGCAACTTACATCTAATACTCAAGCTTTCATTGATGCTGAAGTCTATTCAGATTTCATCTTATACAACATGCATGACGGAGAGCTTGGTGAACAGTTCTACCGGAACATCTCTGACTTCCAGTCTGGTGACACCCTCAACATTAAAACTGTTGGTACAGTCACTTTGCAAGAAGCTTCAGAAGACACCCCCATCAACTACAGCCCTATCGACACAGGTACAGTTACTCTGTCCATGACTGATAGTGTTGGTGATGCATGGCACGTAACTGACGATCTTCGTGAAGACGGTAGCCAGGTTGACCAGCTCATGACAGCTCGTGCAACTGAGTCTACTCGTGCTTACCAAGAGCATTTTGAAACTCGCTTCTTTGCTGTGGCTAACGCTGCACAGACTAATGCTAATGCAAACGCTATTGATGGCTTTGCTCACCGTATAGCATCTTCTGAGACTAACAACGTATTTGCTCTTTCTCAGTTGGTTTCTCTGCGTTTAGCTTTCAATAAGGCTAACGTACCAGCACAAGGTCGCGTACTCTTCGCTGACTCTGTTGTTGAAGCAACTCTGAACAACTTAGTAACAATCACTTCAGACGTTTCTCCTTTCGCTAGTGACATTCTAGCTAATGGTATGTCTAGCAACATGCGTTTCATGATGAGCCTATATGGTTTTGATATCATCTTAAGCAACCGTTTGCCTACTGGATCTTTCAGTGATGGTGTAACTGCCGTAACTGACGCTGTTGCTAACATAGCAATGTGTGTTCTTGATGACCAGTGCAAGCCTATCATGGGTACTTGGCGTCGACGTCCTGTTGTTAAGGGCGAGTACAACAAAGACCTTTTCCGTTCTGAGTTTACTTCACGAGCACGTTTTGCTCTTGGTGCTCAGCGTGTAGACACTCTCGGTGTCATCATCACTTCAGCATCTAACATCTAAGGGGAATTAAAATGAGCTACGAAGACAGTGCAGGATTGAACGTAAGCAATCACTATGGTGAGCGTAAGGTTGGTGGGGCTATTGGTCACATCAAATCTGAAGGTTCATACAAAGAGCTTACAATTGAAATTACAGGTGAGATGCTGAATGACAGCTTCCGTCCTGAAGTAATCTTACCAGCGGGTGCTCTACCTGTTGAAGCTTACATTGACGTTAGCGAAGTATTCGCACTTGGTGGAACCACTCCAACTATCTTGGTTGGTACTTCTGGAAGTGAAGCTACTAACGGTTTGGTTGTATCTGAAGCTATTGCTGAAGCAGTTGCTACAGAAGACCTTAGCGCAACTTTGACTGGTACTTGGGGAGCTTCTTTAGCTGCCGCAACTACTGTTGGTGTAACTCTAGGTGGAACATCACCTACAGCTGCAGCCGCATCTGGTAAAGGTCGCTTAGTAGTACGTTATATTTCTATCTAGTAAAACAAGGGGGAGGCGATTGTCTCCCCTTTCCTACCTATTGAGAGGATGTTATGGCAGAACACAATACATTGACAGGGGCCAGCTTACACGAGCCTAAAGGGGCAGCGGCAGCATCTTCTGGTGAGGTTTATACAGCTGACGGGGCTGGTAGCGGTGCTTGGACTGAGATTGCAATAGCTGGGCAGAGTGCAGCAGCGGCAGATGAAATACCTAAGAGTGATGGCGCAGGTAGTGTCACTTGGGTAGAGAACAAGGTGCTGACAACCAGTATTCTTAATAGAAGTGAAACAATAGATCAGAACCCATCAACAACAGATACACCATTGCAGATTACTTTCGGTGCTGCACACAACACAACAGAATTCGATATATCAGCAGCAGGTGCCATAACTTGTAATGTTACTGGTTCATACATCATTAGGTTCAACTTCAGGTTTGCTAGGACATCAGGTACAGGTACAGCAATCCTAGTGGGGCGTTACCTACTAGATGGTGTAGAGGCAGCCTCACCAATTACTTGTGAACTTACAGGTGCAGGTGACGTAGTCCCATATTCAGTGTCAGTGCCAGCTCAATTGACAGCAGGTCAGGTACTAACTGTAGAGTTGCTACGTGACAGTTCAGGTAATGATGATGGCGGTTTAGCTTCATTCAACCCCACGTTAGCTGGTTGGGGAACTGTTGGTAGTGCATTAGTAAGTATAGACAAAATGAGAGTTGGCTAATTATGAAGATGACAGTGTTAGAAATCATACAAGAAGTGCTGTCCTACATAGATGGCGATGAAGTTTCAACTTGGGATCACACAACTGAGAGTGAGCAAGTATACACCATAGTCAAGGCCACCTACTTTAACATGATGAGCAATAGGCTATGGCCCCACCTACGAAAAGGTGTGACTGTAGCTACCCTAGCTGATGTCAATACCCCTACACATATGGTGTTGGCTGACACTATTAAAGAATTGTGCTTCATCAATTACAATGTGGCCACAACTACAGACACAAGAAAGAAGTATACTGAGCTTAAGTACTTGTCAGCTGAGGAGTTTATCCACAGAACTAACCAAGAAGACGACAGTCTATCTGAGGTGCAAGTGGTTACAGATCTGTCTGGTATTGAGCTAATGATACGTAATGACAGAGCACCCACATACTACACAAGCTTTGATGATGAGAACCTTGTGATGGATAGCTTTGACTCAGCTGTTGCTACAACACTTGAGACAGCTAAGGTGCAGGCACAAGCCTATGTACTCCCAGCTTGGACAGATGAGACAGATGCATTCATACCTGACCTACCTGATGATGCTTTCAGGAGCTTAGTTGAGAGCTGTAAGTCAGTGGCTTCACAGAGCCTTATACAGACAGCTGACCCAAAGGCAGAGCAAGAGGCCACTAGGCAGAGTAGGTGGCTAGCTAGGAAGGCTAGACGTGTTGAAGGTGGTATTAAGTTTGCAAGCTTTGGTAGGAGGAAGTAAGATGACAGCAAAGGTTATAGGCCAAGAGTATAAGGGCCACAAGATTATAAACAGCTTCGGCACTATGTTTGAGATAAAGGCATTAGGCAAGGGCACAGTTAACAAAGACCTCCGTGGTATGTACACAAGTGCAGCAGCGGCTATGCATGATATAGATAGAGTTAAGTCAATTGCTGCGGAGAAAGACAATGGGACAAAGCAAACAGGTTAAGGAGTTTAGGAACTTCACAGGTGGGTTAGTCACTGATGGCCCCCTCCTAAGTAGGGCGGATAACACCACAACTGATGAAGCTAATTTCAGAATTAATAAGGACGGTAGTAGATCTAGAAGGGATGTGCTGTACAAGGATAACAGCTCTGCAGATTCCTATACAGCATCACAAGGTTATGACGCGACTGTTGACGTAGCCATCACCACCTTCGTGTGGGAAGCGGCTGGTGGAATTCCTGGAAATGACAGGGTCGTGGTGCAGGTAGGTACCGAGGTGTTCTTGTCAGCACAATCAGATAGTATACCTGAACGTAACCACATAACATTCCCATCAATCACTTCCAACTATACAATACCAATGTCATTTGCCACTATGAGTGGTAAGCTTATAATAGCTACAGGCCAAGGTGAGCCATACTTAGTATCACTTAGCGCAGCTGATGTAATAACTGTTGAGCAGATAGCGATAAGGGTTAGGGACAGCTTCGGTGAGGCTGACACAGGTTCAGCATTCTCTGGTGAGTTTAGTCCATTAGATGACTTATTGTCTGAGGGCTTCCTAGATGAACGCCCCACCACAATGACTAGGTCACATGAGTATAATCTCCGTAATCAAGGTTGGGGTACTAAGAGGACTTCATACACAACTGGTAGGACAGAGTATGACCCCATTAGATTGTTTAATACGGATTCAGGTGTCTACCCATCTAATGCAGATAGCGTAGTACCTTGGCTAAAGACAAACCCTAATGCTGGCGCCAACTCATTCAGAATAAGATTTGATAGTGAGAGTCTTGAGAGTAATACACCAACTAACAGTAGAGCGCCATATGGCTCCTTTGTTATAAACCTCCTTAGTCGTGGTCAGAGTAGGGCTACAGAGCTTGAGAGGGTTAACACTAAACAGGGGTTCACTACATTTGCCGGATCTATATCAACTGATCTATCCTCTGGTGGCCCTAGGCTTGTAGAGGAGTTTGCAGGTAGGGTGTGGTATGCTGGTTTCTCAGATGAGGTAACTGGTGGCACAGACCACTCACCTACGTTATCCTCTATATTAGCTTATAGTCAAAGTGTAGAGAAGGACTCGCAGATAGGCAAGTGCTTCCAAGAGGGTGACCCAACACATGAGGATCAGCCAGACCTAGTTGACACTGATGGTGGCTTCATAAAGATTGCTGGTGTCTCAGATGTAGTTAAGTTGGTTGCTGTTGATGACTCGCTAGTTGTGTTTGCACGTAATGGGACCTGGGCTATATCTGGTGGTGAGAGCTTATTTACAGCAAACAATCAGTTGGTGTACAAAGTGTCGGATGATGCCATAGTGCAGGAAGGGTCAACAGTTAAGGTTGGCAACACTGTATATTTCATGAGTGACCTAGCAATACACAAGATAGGTAGGGATCAGTCCGGTAGGTTATCATGCATTAAGATTTCTGATAAGGTATCAACACTATTGTCAGACTGGCAACCATCAACCTTCTCTAACCTATCTGGTGTCTACGATGAGTTTGAGAATGTCATTAAGTGGGTGTTTGGTAATAACCTCCGTAATGCAGGGGAAGCACAGGAGATTGTGTACAACTTAAATTTTGATGCATTTAGCTTTAACACATACCCAGGGGCTGTAGACCCAGCTAATGGTAACTCTGTTGTTGGTTATGTAGAAGTGCCATCAACTGACATAAACTCATTCTTAGAGGTGGTTACTGACGGTGGTGTGACAGTCACAGATAGCGGGGCCGATGTGGAGTCATCTGTCAGCTCTGTCTCTCGTGCGCCAGTGAGGCACAGGTACCTATGTACTGTAGGTGACACAGTGTCAACAACATCATTACAGACATTTGGCACCACCACTAACAGGGACGGGTTCGTCGGTGATTACAGTGATGTGGACTACGAGATGCAGTCATATATTAAGACACCGCCGCTAACACTACCAGAGAGTTCTAGGCGTAAGTCTTGTCCTTATGCGGTGTTTCACTTAGGTTTTTTCGAAGGGCCAGAGGTATCTGTTGGTTCGTCTTGCCTGGTGACACCTAGGTGGGGTTTTGATGAGAAGTTTGGCAAGACGTTTGAGGCATACAAGACTACTGATCTTTTGTTCCCTGGGACTATCATATCGTCTAGACGTAAGATAAGGGGTAGGGGCAGGGAGTTATCATTCCTCATGGAAGCAGACCCAACACTACCACTAGTAATATATGGCTGGGGGATGGACATTGACACAAACAAAAAGCTGTAAAGTGATATTCAAAGAGACAGCAAACTACTGCTTGTCATACATCCACAATGGTTGTGAGTTCCACGTACACTGTGAGGTGTATAACTGGAAGCTTTCAGTCATGAAGGAGTTGTATGTAGAGTTTGCTCACCTACTTGAGGTGGCAAGTGACATGGGGTTTTCTGAGGTGTGGAGTGTCACACCTAACCCTAAGTTCTGCCTCCTCTTTGGTGGTATTGACACTAACACAAACCTTGCAGGTTGCAGGGTTATGTACTGGGAAATTTAGGAGGTTAGTATGGGTACTGGAGTTCTTATAGGACTAACAGTGACAGGTGGTGTGGCTCAAGTGGCTGGCTCTCTTAAAGCTGGTGAGAAACAAGAGGAAGCAGCATTCGCTAATAAAGCCTCACAAGCTCAAGCTACAGCTGAACAACGCAGGCAAACGGTGAGGGAGCAGCGTATTAGGAAGGCTAGGATTGTAGCCGCTTCACAAGCCAGTGGTACAGCTGGTAGCTCCTCTGAGCAAGGTTCGTTAGTTGCATTAGACACCTCCACAGCTAGCAACATAGCTTTCGGGAGGAGTCAAGAGGGTTCTGCCTTAGCTCAGACAGGGGCTTTGCAGAAAGGTCAGAATGCACAGAATAACGCAGCTTTAGCATCCAGTGTGTTTAATCTAGCTGCTACTGGTGTTGAGTATAACGCGAATAAACCTAAGTAGAAGGTAGGTACAGATGTCGTTAAATGAAGATTTAGGCGAAACTATAGAGCCAAGCTCTGAACTATTCAAAACAGAAGAAGAAAGACCAACTCTCAGTCCTTCCTCTAACTCTAACTTAGCGGCACACGGGGCACTACTTACAGGCGATGAGAACATTGGGGCAACCTTTGATTTAATATCAGCAGAGCTTGCCGATGGTGGCGTGTCTGAGACTAGCACTTCCTTAGTGCAGTTAGCTAAAGATGGCGCACAGCAGTCCTCAGAGGACGCTCTTACAGAGATGTTGCTAGACCCTACCGTAAGTCAGGTTGACAAACAATCGGCCATACATGGCTTCTCACAGCTTGCTGTTAAGCCTACTAGTATACAAGATGTAGTGAGTGAGCAAGCTTTGATAGCTCCCTCTGAAGGTGAGACTGTTGAGGCTGAGGTTATACGTATATCCACTGCACAGCTCGTCACTGAACTTAACGATTTCAAAAGACAGAAGACAGCTATACTGAACGCTGCCGCTGCTGAAGGCAGCTCTGAGACAGCTGACATAGTGCTAGACCTAGTTGAGATTATAGCGCCTTTCACTGAGAGTAAGCTAGTCACACAGGTTATGGGTGATGTACGAGGCAAGCATAAGCTTAAGGACTTCGTATTGAGTGGTAGTGCTAAAGAAGAGCTTAGATCTGCCATAGCTGCCATGCCTATTGACCAACAGCTTGAAGCCTCACAGAAGGTTGTAGATATAATATCTAAGAACTCTAGTATAATACTTCCAGGTGATAATGACTTTGCTAAGCTAGACTTACTACGCACAGTCCTTGAGGATGGGTATTACACACAAGCTGACAAGTATTTAGATAACATGGTTAGCCTTCTTGACATGACAATACTAGGTGGTGCTCTTAGCTCACCTGTGCGTGGCCTGAAGAAGCTTGTTAAAGGTTTTAGAGGAGCTAAGGCACCATCAGTTGGTGACACTGTTGCAGATGGTGTTAAGTCCACTGTAAGTCCATCGTCTGTTAGCCAGAACCTAAAGGACACTAACCCAGCTAAGTCTAAGAACTTGCATGACGCTGTAGTGAACAGTGAGGGTGATGACGTAGCTAAGGCTGCTTACGGAGCTGACAAGAATGAAGCTGTTGCTAATGACTTGCTACAAGAGGTTGCTAAGACTGATGGTAGTGTTAAGAACAAAGTTGGAAACATGGGATCTAAGAAGGACCAAGAGATTACAGGCAACCCTGATACATTAGAATTCAATAAGAAAGATGGTCAGATATACTACTTCGAACAAGAGAAGCGTTCAGCTAGGGCGCACATAGCTAATGACCTACATAACGCATTAGGTATTACAGCACGCAGTGAACTAACAACTGTTGAGAGTTTTGGTGGATCTACACGCTTTAGTATGAAGTTCGGCCCCAAGAAAAAGGGCGACTCTAAGGGATTGGCAGTTGTGTCTGGTGTTAAAGGTAAGGGTGAGTTAGCTACAGGTAGTGACCACACTGGCATAACACGCTACAGTATGAAGTATGGCCCTGAACAAGGTGGTTGGTCAAATGCTGGGGATGCTATTGAGGGCGTTAAAATCAGCTTGAGAGATCTTGGTATAACAGATGACAATATCAAACTCCTATACAGAGATGGTGAGAACTACGTACCGACCACACTAGCTGATGAAGCTAAGTTAGCTGATGGACCACAAGATTACATTGTACAGGTTGACTACGACTACAAGGTCAACCCTATGGATGTCGAGGAGTGGGCTAAGCCTGACGTGAAGCGTAACCTATTTGATAGAAGTGCTCTGCTGTCTGGTACAAGTAATGGATCCTTCCAGCGACACCTACTTGATGCTGCTAGTATGCTTGACCCTAAGCTTACAGGTGGTGCTGCACAGGTTATAGATAAGTCTGCTGAGCTGGACAGGAAGCTGGTAGAGGAGCTTAAGAAGTTCTCTGACACGTATGTGGCCCTACCTGCTGACAGACAACAGATGGTTGAGTCTCTACTTAAGGAAGCTAACTTCAAGAGTCAAGGCCCTAACCTAAACAAGCTTATAGCTGATGGCTTCACGCCTAAAGAGATTGAGGCACTATCCTCATGGAAGAACTTCGGTGACACTATGTACTGGCTGGAGAATGCTGACTTAGTTAAGACGCTCTCTAATCAAGGCTTCGGTGTTATTGATGGCACTAAAGATGGATCTAAGCTGTTTGCTAAGGGTATTCAGAGAGGTGGTGTCAAGCAGAATGCTAGAGTGTATGACCCTATTAAGGATGAGGTTGTCACACTGTCCGGTAAAGAGCTTGACGATCTATATGAAGCTGGTGGGGAAGTTGCTACATTGAAGCAGCCAACTATGATTGATGATGACATGGTTGACCTTATAGTGACCACAAATAAGCCGGGTGCGTCCTACTTGAGAAGGTTGAATCCTGAAGACTCAGTATTGACTTACAAGCCTTGGCACTATCAGGTGAGATATAAGGCTCCATACTTCATAGACGAGCTTGTACACAACTCTAAAGGTGAGTTCCTATACAAGAAGGCTGTTGCTGTATCTGGTAATGTTAAAGACGCTGAGAGGGAAGTTAGACGCCTCACAGCTACAACTGGCAGACAGTATGCACCACCACGTAGGGATATCAAGATGATGGACTTAGGTAGTGAGGACTACTGGAGCTTACAGGTTACAACCGGCAGAACATCACAGCGTGTACGTGGTAAGCGTCTTGAAGATTCCACTAATCCTATGAACTCTGGAGCAGATAACCAGTGGGTGCTTGGCCCTATTGATAGTGCTATAGCAGCTGCTAGGAATATGTCTAAGCGAGCTTCCACTAGGGACTACCTAGACGCCACTAAGGCAAGGTTCATGGAGAACTATGGTGACTTGATACCTAAGAACAAGTATGGTCAAGTTGCCTTCCCAAGGACTAGCAAAGATATTAGTAATATGGGTAGTGTTGGTAAGGGACAATCTAAGCGCCTTGCGGATGCTAGGACAACTTACGAGTATATCAAGAGTGTTGAGAATGGTTATGTGAACTCACTGGATGATGCCTTCAAGGCTCTGTTCCGTGGTGTAGGTGATATAGCTGGTAGCATGGGCCTTAAGAAGGTTGAGGGTAGTGCTAATTTCATGGCTGATAACGTCTCTATCACTAGTGACACTAAGCAGCTGGCAACCACCTTGTACATTACAACTAACCCACTGAGACAGATTGCTGTGCAAAGCTCGCAGGCTATGCAGTTGATGGCTAACTTCCCAGGGTATGTTGGTAAGCAAGGTTTGGCTAGGGATATGTCGTGGTTGTATACATTGATGAGTGCTAATGGTGAAGTTGGTAGTACAGCTAAGAAGTTGATTAAGGCAGCTGGACGTACCGAGACTGAAGCTAAGGATATGTACAGATGGTTTATGGAGAGTGGCCAAGCTTCTGGTATTGACAGACAAGCCCTTGTTAAGGGATCTCTGACAGACCTAGTTGAAGCGTCTAAGATTACTGGTAAGAACACCATACTGTCTAAGACATTGGGCACACTACGTAAGTATGGCTTCGATGCTGGGGAGACTGTTAACGTTTCAACCTCTTGGTTAGCTCACTACGACAAGATTAGCAAGGCTAAGAAAGGTAAGCTTACACAAGCTGACTTAGATCAGATCTCTGCTAGTGCTAGGAACTACACAGGAAACTTCAATGATGCGGGCCGTATGCCTTACTCAGAGAACTTCTTAGGGTTGATCTTTCACTATGCTCAGGTTCCACACAAGTTGATCTTGACAGGACTTACTAACAGGGGCTTGTCTCCTGCTGAGAGGGTTAGGTTAACAACCTTCAATGCTCTGATGTTCTCGTTACCACCTGCCACTATGTACTCTATGTTTGGGGACATATTGCCAGAGGGTGAGGAAGCTAGGGATTTGGTTGTGCAGGGTTTGTTGGGGTACACCTTCAACTCCATGCTGACACAAGCCTCGCAGATGGTTGACGAGAGCCAGCCCAAGACTAAGTTAGACTTCTCCAACATGGCACCTAATGACATGACAGGATTGGTTGAGCTTGTACACGGGTTGTTCACTACGGATGCCGGCGAGATTATGTCTAACACACCAGCTGGGCAGTTGTTCTTTGGTGCAAACCCTAGACTGACTAACCTAGCTAAGAGTAGTGCTAGATTGTTCAACTACTTTGATGATGAGCAAGAGCCTATCGCGGTTGCCACTTTGGCTAAGGAAACTGCTAAGATGTTCTCTGGTATGAGCAACTTGTGGAAGGCTAAGATGGCACTCCAGACTGGCTTGAAGCGTAATAGCTTAGGTAACATCACAGATACTCAGGTGTCTGCATTTGAAGGTGTTGGTCAGGCATTTGGCTACCCAACAATGGATGAAAGTCAAAGACGTTGGATTGGTAACGAACGCTACGTTAAGACTAAGGCCTTTAAGGATGATGTGAAGGAATACTACAAGACTATTAAGCGTAACCTAGCAGTTGACGGTATTGATCCTAAGAGTCATGAGGGTATCACCAGAGTTGTTAGTTATGCTTCACAAGGCTTTGAGGGTGTTGCTAAGATTGAAGCACAGCGTATGATTGGTCAGTTGTTAAAGAGAGATGCTAGTGATGGTGATGGCTCTTTGTACAACTCAATCATAAAGGCTAGCGGCATGATGGACGCTCAAGAGACTCACAACATGATTGATGCCATTCCTGACTGGGATGAGAAGAAGCGGCAGAAGGCTCATGATACTATAGACTTCATGCACAACTTTAAGATTGAATCAGAGGTAGATAAGTGATGGTAGATTTTACACAAGCACAAGTGGGAGGCCCACAAGGAACTCCTACAACTGTGCAGGCACCTATATCTGATAGGTCAGCTGAGCTTGGTGTTAATCTGTTTACTGACCTTGTAAGAGGGGTTGGTAAGCAGCAGGAAGCTAAGAGGGAAGCTGAGAGTGTTGACGCTGGTAATACAGCCCTTGCAAACTACTCTAAGCAGCAACTCAAGCTGGCACAAGCTGTAGAGCAAGGTTCTATGTCAAGTGCTAAGGCTCGTACATTGATGCGAGTTAACACTAGTCAGTTCATCTCAGACAACCCAGCACTACGGGAAGACACCTTCAAGGCTCATAAGAGTATTGTTGGTGGGTCTGGGTTAGGTAAGGTTGTTGCTGAAGGTACACAAGCTGAGAAGCTTCAGATTAAGCTGGAGAGTACAGCAGCTCTTGAAGGCTGGCTATCTCCTGACATGACAGATAGTGAACGTGAAGAGGGTGTACAGAATTACCTAGATAACAAAGCTGCTGGACGGGCCTTAGATAAAGCGCAGAAAGATGTGTCTTTAGCCACTGCTAAGGTGGGATTAAGTGAGGCTGAGCGTAAAGCTGCCCTAGGTAAAGCTAAGACAGACACACAGCGGGCCTTATCACAGACAGCTTCAGCTTGGACTAAACGGGCTGTTAGTGAGGTTGGTAGCATCAATAAGCAAGTACAACAGGGTGCTATGTCTGCTCAAGATGGTGAGGTTAGGTTGAACCAGCTTAAGGCCACACTTAATGGCGAGCTTAGCCGTATGGGTGCCCAAGGTGGTGGTGAGTATCTAAACACTATAGCCAACCCTATTATGGATGTATATGACAACGGTATTGAGCAAGTTAGTGGTCGTATGAGTACAGCAGCAGTTAAGCTTGCTAATGACCGCAAGGTTGCCATAGCGACTAACCAACTACTCCAGAATGAGAGTGCTGTAAGAATTAAGGCTGCACAGAGCTTGTCCAACTTTGCTAATGTAATAACTGTTGGTCAGATTACACCAGTTATAGTTGACTTCATGGAAGCAGCTAATGACCCTAGCCCTGAGTCTGAAGTTGCTAACCTAACTGTATCAAAGAACAGTGAAGATGCTAAGAACTACCTCAGCATTATGAAGGATAACTACAAAGCTGATGGCAGAAAGGATACAAACGAGGAACAGAAGGTTGGTATACAGAATGGCGTCAATGACATGCTCAAGAGTCTACCAACTCACGAAGGTAGTATCAAGTCCCCTAAGCAAGTTGCTGAACTGTTGAACCACTATGCAAGTCAGGAGTTTGGCTCCTACAGTGTAGCTAATGGTGCCGTTATGGATCAGGGCGCTGCTGCTGAGAGTGTTAGGGTTATACAAGGTCAAATCCTAAATGCTGTAGGGCCTGAGATTGAGAAGTATTATAACACAGGCTTTAAGATTGAGGGTAATGTTAAGTCAAGAGTAAACCCACTACCACCCACAGATGTTAAGGTTGCTGTAATGCCTAACTTCGTCAATGGTGCTTTCGTGTTTACACCAAGAGCTGAGTTTATCAATGACCCTGACGTACAGGCAAGAGCCTCAAGAATGACTAAGGATATGGCCCCAGCTATTAACAAGCTTATTAAAGCTGAGAGTCATTTGTCTGGCCACAAGTCTTATGCTACAACTTACCAGAACTTGCTACCAGCTATGTTCCCAGGTGAGAGTGGTGAAGAACAGCTTAGTGGCAAGATTGACAGGAGTGGTGGTGCTGTTAAAGCCCCTGAGAGTCCACAGGAGCCTATTACAGAGGAACCTAGTGCAGACGTACCAACTAGCAGAGAAGACCTCCTACGGAGCAGTGAGGGAGTCAGAGAGGAAAGCTACCTAGACAGTAAAGGCAACTTGACTGGTGGTATAGGTCACTTGATGTCTGCTGAAGAGCGTAAGCAATACCCAGAAGGCTCTGCCATACCTAAAGAGGTGGTTGATAAGTGGTTTAAGGAAGATACAGCCACAGCTGCTAAGGAGTCTAAGGAGCTTATAGATGAGCATATAGGAGAGGAAGTACCTAAAGAGGTTGAAGAGATATTATTTGATATGACCTTCAATATGGGTAAGTCTCGTTTATCTAAGTTTAAGAAGACTTTTGCTGCAATCAAGAATAAGGATTACATAGAAGCTGCTATGGAGATGTTGGATAGCAACTGGGCAAGGGATGTCAAAGGTAGGTCTAATGACCTGGCTAGACGTATGATAGCTTTAGACAGGGGTGGGCGTAATGAATAAGCTTACACTAATACTCCTAGTCACACTCCTAGTTGGTTGTGAGTCTATGACACCAATAGGTATGGTCAAGAATGCCTTCGGGTTTGGTGGAGCTGCTAAGGGTGGGATTGAAGTTAGTCCTAACATTGGTAAGGAAATTAAAGATGAAGACTCTGTTGTTAAGGTTGTCGGTGAGACATCTGACATAAAGGCTGAGAAGATAACTGGTGGTATAAACAAAACCACTATTCAAGAAATCCCAATGGAGTTTATGTTGCTGATGGTATTAGGCTGGATGTTGCCAAGCCCTAGTGAGATTTGGCGTGGCTTCACCAACTTATTCCGTAGGAGAAAATCATGAACATTCCTGACGTTGTGACAGCAACAATAACTAGCCTAGCTTTCATTGGTGGTGGTATCGGGCTATACACCAGCTCAGAGTCAAGGGATGCAATCATAGACCAAAGAGTTGAGAATCTACTGACTGTGTCAGAGAGGAACTCAAGTAAGATTGCTGAGCTATCTGAAGCTGTTGGTAACTTACGTGTACAGCAGATGTATGATGATAAGAGCAGAGATGAGTTTATCTATGACATGCGTAAGCTTACAGAAGAGATTAAGCAAGTTAACAGACACCTACTAAACAAAGACCGCTAAGGGGTAGATTATGAGTGAACAAAATATAAATGATTTGAAACACAAGTTCCTTGGTGGTTCTGGCAACATCAATGACATGATGCTAGCTGTCTTGTTAGCTGCTGAGGATAGTACAAACCTATTCTGGGACAATGATGATGGTACGTTAGGGATAGGTGAACCAAGTGATGGGGCGGCCCTTCATGTTGGTGGGTCAATAGAGCAGGTTGTCATAAGTGACCCAACTGTTGTTGGTAGCGTTAGTGATGGGGTTAACCTAAGTGGGGCTTTTGGTAGTTATGTCTCAGGGAGTTATGCATATGTAGCAAACACTCTCGGGGATAGCCTAACAGTAGTTGATGTGTCTGACCCTACAGCTCCTAGTATGATTGGTCAAGTTGTAGACGCCACTAACCTTAATGGTGCTATCAGCGTCTACGTAGTGGGTAGTTATGCCTATGTTGCTTCTGAGGGTGGAGATAGCCTAACAGTAGTTGATGTGTCTGACCCTACAGCTCCTAGTGTGGCTGGGCAGGCAATAGATGGAACTAATCTTAATGGGCCAAGGGGTGTACATATCTCAGGTAATTATGCCTATGTAGCTTGCAACTTTGGGAACAGCTTAACAGCAGTTGATGTGTCCGACCCTACAGCTCCGGTAGTTGCAGGACAAGTAATAGATGGAACCAACTTAAATGGTGCCAGAGGTGTTAAAGTGTCAGGTAATTATGCCTATGTAGCTTGTGGTGGTGGAAATAGCTTAACGGTAGTTGATGTGTCTGACCCCACAGCTCCTAGCGTGGCTGGGCAAGTTATTGATGCTACTAACCTCAATGACCCAAGGGGTGTCAGCTTGTCAGGTGGTTACGCCTATGTAGCTTGTTTCACTGGAGATAGCTTAACGGTAGTTGATGTATCTGACCCTACAGCTCCTAGCGTGGCTGGGCAAGTTATTGACAGTGTAGCTCTAGACAAGGCATCTAGCGTCCATGTATCCGGTAATTACGCTTATGTTGCTGGTAGTGGTGTCACAGTTGTAGACATAAGTGACCATACAGCCCCTAGTGTTGCAGGGCAAGTCACAGACGGTACTGATTTGGATGTTGCCAGAGGTATATACGTGTATGGTGGTTACGCTTATGTAGCTTGTTTCACTGGAAATAGCCTAACAGTTGTTGACATAAATGGCACTAAGCTACTATCAGCTGATATAGGGGACATTAAAACTCACCACATTGATGTAGACCAAGAAGCCCAAGTGGGAAACCTCCTAGTCAAGACTGGGGCTAACATAGGTGGTAACTGCCTGGTAGCTGGACGATTAGCTCTTGGTGGTGGTGGTGTTGAGTTCATCACTGGTACAGGAACTCCTGAGAGTGCTGTAGTGGCTCAGGTAGGTTCAATCTTCACAAGGGCTGATGGCGGAGCCTCAACCACTATGTACATCAAGGAGTCAGGCACAGGTAACACTGGGTGGGTGGCCAAGTAATGATAAAGAAAGCATTGATATGGTTAATGCTAGCAGCTGGAGCCAATACGGCTCTGGCTGACAACTTGCATGTAGGCCAAGTGAGTCACCACTTTGTTCAACATAAGGGAACTGACTGGAGGGAGAAACATGCCTACCTAGTGTATGAGCACGATAAGTCTGGCATCATGTTTGGGTATCTAAGGAACTCTTACAATGATGACTCTTGGCTTATTGGTAGCAAGTTCTTCAAGGGTGGCACTAGGGCTGGTGAGTTTGGTATTAAGGCTGGCCTAGTGTACGGATATGAGGAGTTTCCTGCATATGTGCTAGGCTATTGGAAATTTGCAATATTTGAAGTGAACTACCTACCTACACAAATGATTAGTGCAGGCTTTGTTTTTAAACTTAATTAGGAAGATATATCATGGCAGCTAAGAAGAAGACTATTAAACGAATCAATGGACGTATAACAGACCCTAAAGCAACATCTAAGAGGGTGCCCAGGAAGACTAAGAAGAAGCTCACTGGGTCAACTGGTAGTGGTCTATTAGGTAAGGCTACAAGAGCCAAGAAGGCTCGTAAGAAGCGTTTAAAATCCATCTAGTATGTGAGGTAGGATATGCAAGAACTTGTACTTGTACCAGCAGCAGACTTGAAAGGGGCCTTTAGGCTTGCTAGTGATTGGCATATTAAGGTGAATGGTAAGCTTTGGATTGTGCCAGCAGGAACACTAACTAATGGTGCTAGCATACCTAGCTATCTTAGAGTGTTCTTCAAGCCATTTCATCCACACTACACGGAAGCTTCAGTGTTGCATGACTACTTGACAGGGGAGTGGGATGGTAAACCTAAAGTTGGGTGGGGTGAGGCAACAAATATAATGGGGCAGGTTATGGAAGCTAACGGATCTCCACAGTGGAAGGTAACATTGTTTAAGGCTAGCTTGTTGGTGTATGGATTACACACAGGCAGGTACTAGATAAGAAGCAGCCCAGCATGGACGCTAAGGCTGCCTAGTGTTACTTAATCTTCTGTAGGAGCTTCTGGAGCACCTTCGTAGTCACCACTATTGAAATAAGGCAAGAACACTGCTACAGACTCCCGCATCACCTCAATCTCATCCTTCCCATCTACAGACCATTTCCCATTCTTACACTTAATGACGTAACGGCTACCAGGTAGCTTCTTACGAATTGTGTTTGCCATGTATGCCTCTTTAAAACCATTTGTATCAGTCACTATACTCTCCTCATAAAATTTACGTAACGCCCTCACAGCTAAGCTAATGATGACACCAAAGATTAAAATTACAATAACAAATGCTGTAGCGGCTAGGTAGCCACCAAACATATCATTCAAAACTTCAAACATCTTAACTCCCTCCTGTTAGTGTTAGGTAAAACCTATGCACTGATTCAGCTAAACTCTGTGCAGTTAACCCATCACCATTTTGTCCCATATCCATAAGTAGCAAGACTGCTGCCACAAGTAGTACTATTTTTATTACATTAGCCATTAGGCCCGTCTCCTGTTATTAAACATAATCCAGTGTCCTCACTATTCATACCAATCTGCTGAGCTACAACAAGTACCATTGAACCCATTAGCAGTATGATGATAAACATAAGGACAATCACTAAACTTTCAATTATCTTAGCCATCTTCACCTCGTCACTGTTACATCACTTGTCAATCCAAATAGTACATCCGTAAGTGGTGTCATAAGTCTCTTCCTGTAGCTTTTTACAGCGGGTGCAACACCTAAGTAGGCAAGGGCTTCTTTCTAGTTTTAAGCTCTTTAATTGCTCCCACTCATGACACCCGACAAGGCATAGCAATCTACTGAGTGCACCTTTACTCACATTCCTTCTCCACAACAATAAGCTTAGGCACATTCATCCAAGGTTGGGCCATCATCTGGGGCATTAAAAGGAACGCAAGCCAGAATACGAACAACATGAAGAATATATCTGCTATCAATCTCCTATACTTATTAAGCAACACAGTGTAGCCCTCCGTAGTTCTTATGAATACTGTTACACTTAGGTGGCTCATACAGGAATGTCTCCCCTCTTAAGCTCCACACTAGTAATACTACTCTGCTATTCCTCATCCTTATTCCTCCACATTGTAGCCACTGGGTGAAATGGTATCCCAGACTTAGTTAGCCCACTATATCGAATATTCACCATCTTTCCGATATAAGCACCTTTCCTATCATAGATAGCTTGCTTCTCAGCCTTATTACCTGGTGCTGTCACCTTAAAGGGTTTGCCGTCAACTAGACAATGAAGTAGTGTCACACCAGCATTAGTCTGTGTTATATCCTGTACAGTGAACTCCTCATCTAGGAAGGGCTTAATCTTAATCAACCCTTTAGACCTCTTGCCTTCCTCATACAGGCTAGAAGCTTTCCTAGCTATAGTTCCCTCATAACCATCTTCGACAGCTTCACTCAGTGCACCCTTAATCAAGCTTGACTTTGCAGTGGTGTAGTGCTTGGCGTGTGCCCTGACAACATTATCAGCACCACCTATGAAGATGTTTCTCAATACCTCAATACGGTCACTATACCTAACACCCTCAAGCAACACATCATAGCAAACATAAGTTAGCTTCTTGGAGTCTTCTTGCTCCTTCCTAACCCAGGATGATATTGTCTGAAGTGCTGTACCGTGGTGATACAGCTCCCCATCCAATGTCATGCCCTCTGGCAGCACACCCTCTAAGCTATCTAGGATGTGGTTGACAGAAGTGATTAACTTGCCATTACGTGAGTAAGCCACTAGCTCACCACCATCATTCTTGATTAGGCACCTATGGCCGTCATACTTATATTGCAAGTAGACATCAGTTAAGTCTCCACCATCATACACAGATGCTAGCATTGGTCTAGCAAAGCCTAGGGAGTTAGTCCTCTCACTTGCCTCAACTTCCTCAAGAGAGGGTAGGTATCCAGCTAGGAGCTTCTTGTTTATCATAGAAGCCATCCTGTGATCTACCTGCTCCTCCATAGAGCGCCCTCCTAGCCCCTGTGGGACGTTCTCAAAGGAGGCAGTACCCTTGCCCCCTAAAAGACCATAAGTAACCCCCAGCGGCCCGTGAGGGCCTTCCTTGGTCACTCTCCAGTATCTAATAGAGCCTGTGGCATCCTTAGCGTATAATGTTTTAGTTTCCATGTGTTAACCTCCAACACAAATGTTTGAGTTCCTCTTTACCCACTCTATAGCTTCCTGTACAGTACTAGCCCCACTCCAGCGTACATCGAAGCCACCAGAAGCCAGCCAAAACTTTCCCTCTAAGTCCCTATACCCTGACTCTATATCCCTGCCACCGTAGCCAGTCATCCTATCTAATACAGTGAGACTGCCTAAGTTTGTATGTAGTGCAACTGACTCATCACTCTCAAACTGATAGGCAGGTGTGTGGAACTCAAGATCTGACAGTGGTGTGTCAGGTAAGACTCCCTTGTAGTGCGGTTCATCCAACCCATTTATGTGTTTCTCAGGCATATTGCCTCCTAATTATATCTCACAATTTCCAGCAACGCAACTAAGAGTTTGCATAGCCACTGTCTGGTCTTCCTTCTCATACTCACCTAACTCAGACCAGTCTATGCTCTTTGGCATAACTTTGCAGGCATCTTCGTATTCTTTCTTAGTGATAGCCTGATAAGGGGCTTGAGCATAAGTGTGATCCTGCCGCGGCAAGAAGCTTACACCAGACACATCATCAAAGTTCTTATATAACCATGCGCCTATCTCTAGGAACTCGTCATCACTGTAATAGACAGTCTGGGACACCTTGTGCTCTGTGTAGAAGTCCTGATACACCTTACCAAGCTCAAGCTGCTCCATAGCGCTTAGCTTGTCAACACACAAAGAACCTTCCGGACTCTTAGTTGGGAAGCTGAATACTAGGCCAGTCTCAGGCTTCATAACATCCTCTTCCCAAGGGAATCCATTAGCCTGCATAAGCTTGGCTAGGGGGTCGGTCTTGTCTGCCCTTACAGTTCTTATGTAGTAAGGAGAGAACCTGCCGTGTATACCACTAGCAGAGTCTACCAGCTGTGACACTGTGCCAGAAGGTTTAACACAAGTTATAGCAGCTGCCTGGTTTATATCAAACTTCTTAGCCCACTTCCTGTTTGTGCTTATAGCCTCATCCTTCAGCCTCGTCAACAACCACTCAAGCTTACCATTCTTGTTGTCATACGTCAAGGGGTTGTCCATAATCCCAGTCATACTAACACCTAGCAAGGCTTCCTCATCAGCGTTCTTCTTCCAAATAGCTCTTACATATTTGAAGTCTGTCAAGGTTGCTTGCATAGTCCCTAGCACTGTTGCCACACGGATCTTCCTTAGCAAGTCCTTCTCTGTGTCAGAAGCTCGCACAACAACTTCTGTAAGGTTGCATAGGCCGCCATTCCCACGTAGAAGTATTTCCGAGCAAGGGTTACATATTGTATCATCCCGCTCTTGTCTCCTACCATTCTTAGCCATCTGCTTATTAGCAGCAACCCGACTAAACATACCTCGCTCACCACTCTTAGATTCGTACAGGTTCTCCCATTCCTTGAGGAAGCTCTCCATATCCGGCTTCTCTGTATAAGCTACACTGTTGTTAGCCAAGGCCCGTTGTGGGTTATCTTCCCACCACTGCCCAGATTTGGCCCTACTCATCCGACCATCCGTTAAGTTGGATAATGAGATTAAAGCTGACCTACGGACACCACCGACAATTACTACATCAGCTATCTTACAGATTATATCATGAACCTCAATAGACTGTAGCTTTCTACCAGCTGCATTCTTAAACACCTCAGTGGTAAACTGGAATAAATCCACAAGTGGTTTAGACCCTGAACTACGGCCACCAAACGTCTTAAGCCTAGCTCCTTTTGGTCTAACCTTGCTTACGTCCCAGGTTGGTATCTCACCATTGTACAGAGAAGAGATAACCTTCCTATAAGCACCAGCCCAACCCTCTTTAGAGTCGCCAACAATTATACTACCACCATCTTTAAAGGTGTCTGCTACAGCTGGTAACTTATTTATAAACTGTCGCTCACAACTAAACCCCAGCCCTGTACCGCACATCAGTATGTACAAGATCTCATCAAAAACCCTGGGATGGTCCACAACAACTGCCGAACAATTGTACCCAGCCATGTTGCAGCGATCTAGGGCTGGTCCAGCTGCCATCATGGCTCTCATAGATGGCAACACTTCACAGTTCAGTATAGCGTCCCTAAGTTCGTCTCTTGTATCTTTAGGTATGTCCAACTTGTTGTCAAAGAAGGCTAAGTAACGGTCAACAGTCTCAGGCCACTCCTCTCTGCGCCCCTCATTTTCTAGCCACCGTGCGTAGCGGCTCTTGTGGATAAACTCTCTGTATGTTGTCTCAAGTTCACTCATCTTCAATCCCCCGCAGTTTGCCAACAGTAGTTTTAGGAAATATGTTACTTATGAAAGGTACTTGTGCCTTTATTGGTAAGTCTCCGTAGAACAACTCCCTGACTTTTCCTCCCTCATCTACAGCAAACTTACCTACAGTCATCTTACTAACATTGATACAACACCCGTCCACAGAGTACCAGAACCCAGTACCAACAAACACTTTATCACCTGCGCTTATCATTCCTCAATCCCCGCTGCAACCCAGGTATGGCGATTATTTATTGAAATTTCATAGTAAGCCAGCAAGTCTACATAACTTACTGTAGCTGTCCCACCAATAATCACACCTGTTATCCCAAGAAACCCAACGAACCCAACAAAAGATGTGCAACTCTTCCCTTTAGCTCGTGCCCATACCTGGGCCTTGGGGAAGGTTTCTTGTGTGAAGGGCACAAGCTTAGGCTTCTTTGAGGTGGGGGTAATAAATTCAAATGACTTTATAATCCCATCATCCATCACAAGGGCGTTACCATCAGCACAAAGTCCCACCAACTCGAACGGCCCAAATTCCTTAGCACTGGGGTAGTCCCAACACATAACCTCTTGGAACCACTCATACTCACCACCTTTAAACTTAATCAAGACCATTCTCCTTCTTAATGACAACCATTTGCTTATCAATGTAATCAAGCTTCTTGTTCATCTTGCCAAGATCCATTAGCATCTCAAACACCTTCTCTGGGGTGTTACCATCAGTTAGGAGTTGCACCTCATCAATTATGCACTTAGAGCATATATCCCCAGTATCACTCTCAGCTGAGCATATCCGACAAGGGGCTGTGTATATTGTGGGGTGTGCTAGTCTCCTTAGCAAATTATCCACTAGTGTTTCCATCCGTTCGGTACTCCTGCTGTGTGCCAAGTTTGGCAATTGTCTGTTGAGATTTTCCAGTTGTCTAACACTTCTTTGTACGTTAGGTAACACTCTATTATACCTACCACCGACCCCTTAGTACACAATACTAAGAAAATCTCTGCGCCATCATCCTCTCTTAACCAAACTACACCCCTTGGGAAAGTTTCTAGTGTGTATTCCTCTGTTGCGACTTTTGGTTTGTGTTGTGGCCAATTTAACAGTGACTTGCTACCCACGAATAACTCACACCACACTGTGTCACCCTCACTAAACTTGAAGTACCTACTCCTCCACAAATTCTCATCACTACTCTTAACCAATATCTCTTCGCCCACCTTATACATACCACTACCCCTCTAAGCTTTCACAAAATTTATCAAGAACAGCCTTAAGCTCACTTGCATCCAAGTACTTATCATGACCCTTAAGTACCTTGTTTATCTTCTTCTTTGAAAAATACGGCCCGTAGACATTGTGGTATAAGTTGCTTATAGTCTTCTTAGAGGACTTAGAGCGCCTCTCAATTTCATTGAACTTACCACCTAAGCCACCTATTGAGGCATCATGCAACAACACCTCAGCAAAGTCACCAACTACAAGCTGGTGCCCACTAAAGAATAGTAAGCTCCCAGCACTAGCTACGTTACCCTCAGCTATTGTAGTGATTACACCTTTGCAATTACGCATAGCTTCGACCAGTGAGACAGCTGTATCTAGGTATCCACCAAGAGTGTTTATGTGTACTACAATGTCATCCTGTGGTGTTGAATTGCCTAACACTTCAAACAAGTCTTCGTACGCTTCAGGTGGGCCAATCTCACCATACAGTCTTACAGTATGTACCCAGCCCTTCACATCCATACTTATATTCATATCACTATACCTCATTAACTAAGGAATCTTCAACCCTCTTAACATAACCTTTAATATCATGCCAGTGGTCTGTATATTCAGGATCCCCTGTCAGTATCCGGCTAATCTTAACAGACAGCATCTCTAAAGCTTCACGCTTATCATCAGAGAGGGAGTCCCAGTTTCGGGAGTATCGCATAGATCTCTTAATACCCTGGGAGACAATAGCTTGTTCTTGGAAGTCCCCGTGAGTATTACCCCGCTCCCCTAATGTTTCATCTATGTTTGACATTCTAACCTCAATTTATGTGCTTATTGACAACACACATTACGTTAACGACTAATGACCTAACCCGCCCCCTAAATATCTGGTCTGTGCGGTATTTATACAACATGGTGTGTATACCCTCACCTATTGGTGGCATAGGTTCATCAAGTCTCTGTTGGTAGTTAATGAACATCTCTGTTAGTTCGTCGTACATTGCCTCCCTATCAACCCCACCACTCACTCTTGTGGTTTGCCTCGCTAATGTTTCATCTATGTTCATAGTATATACCGCCTTAATGTAGTGTGTCAACATCTATCCCATCAAATGGGTCAACCTCTAGTTCAGTAGTTTCCACTTCGTCAGGGATTAGTTGACATAGGTATTCTATTAGAATTTCTATTTCTTCTATAGGTAGATCAGGCATGTTGCCTCCTAGTTCCATGATTTGGGTGAAAGCCATACTTTAAGTTAGCAGCTTTACGAGCAGCTATGGCATCCTCTTTGTGGGTGAAGCGGCCAAGGTTCATGGCTTTACGCATAACTGTGATTTGTGCACACCACTTACCCCTAGACTCATTCCAAGACACACCAACAAATCCAGAAGTGTTCTTGTCACTCATCTCCCTGTTCTTGTGGTTCTCATGTGCTGTGGCCTCACGAAGATTGCACCACCTGTTGTCAGCCCTCACCCCATTGATATGGTCAACATGGTGACTAGGCCACGACCCAGTCATGTACAGGAAGGCCAACCGATGTTCCTTGTAGTGGTCACAGTCAAGATTCAGTGTCCTGTATCCGTTAACCTTATTGACCCACCCAGCAATCCTATTAGCCTTCACCCCACGTCCGTTGTTACGCCTACTGAACACACCAGTATTCTCGTCGTAACTTAACACCTCCTTCAGTCTGGCTTGTGTTAACCTAGCTTCCTTCTCCTTGTTAACTTTCATAGTAGTCTTTCATCAAGGAGTCTAAGCTAATCTCGGCAATGTCAGCATTTCCATTAGATGCATTACCTAAGTATATGATCCCTCTCCAGTGGTGCTGAGACTGAGCGTTCATGTAAGGTTCCTCATGGCTGTAGAAAGCCCCCGCCACAACCCCTATATGTACATCACCATTACTTAAATACCTCTTCCCAACCGAGAGGCGCTGCTGGTGGCCACATACAAATGAGTGCCCTAAGTTCTTAATCATGGTTTCCACGGCACCACCTATTGGTGCACCCTTCAAACTACAAGGATTTGAGAATATGTGCGAGAAGCTAATGCCCTCAATTTTCACCACCTCCAGGTAAGGGACAATCTCAATACCTTGGCTGACCATGTACTTTGTGAACTTGTCTTCAATAGACCCTGTTAGCTCTGGCTGAGCTTCCTCTAATCGCTTAACCCTCACGGATATTTCATGGTTACCAGTTGTGATAACCAGCCGGGGGTTATATCCCTTAGCCTTCTTAATTGGTTTAAGAAAGAGCTTAAGAGCGGCGATTGCCGCCGCGGAATCAGACTCTAGTGTTAGGCCCTCTGCTTGCTTCTTACTATTGTACATGGATAGTGACGGTGTGTCAGCGAAATCGCCTATGAAAACTATCACGTCTGGCTTGTGCCAAGCCGCATACTTACCAGCCGCTAATATATGTTTCGTACAAACCCCTTCTCTTGTCTGCACATCCGGAATCACTAAAATATCTGAACTCATCCTACCTACTCCTCATAATATCCATTGTTGTAGTCTTCAACGGCAAAGCTTGTCTTAGGCCGCTTAAGCGCATCCCTAAGATCAAAGCCATTCTCTGGCTCGTCGTATGCATCCTCCAGAAACTTCTTCCCTGTAGCCTCACCAACTGGTGTGAAGCCCTGGATAGGGACACCACCCAGCATATCAACCCTACGCTGTAGTGTGTCAATAGCCTCTTGTAAGTCCTTAAGCTCACCCTTAACTCCCCTCTGACCTGAGCACAATATCTTCTTAATAGCATGTTGTGTAGCCCCACTAGTGTCACGTACACTGAACAGATCACACACAGCGTAGATATCAACTGTGTCCAGCTTAGATACATCCTTGAAGTAATGCTTGTATTTATCTTCAGCACTCATATCAACCCACCTCTTAGTAAGTTTCTCTTAGTTTGCTCCCAACCATACATCCTGACCATAGACACTATCCAATCCACCATAGACCTATCAGTGTTTGATAGTGAATTGTAATACTTACCTAAGTCTAACCCGTCCTCAGCTATGACACGCATGATAGCTAACATATTGTAAGCCTTTATGAAAGGATCTTTTATGTCATCAAATAACGTATGCCCGACAGACAGTCTACCAACCTTCCTACTCATTGTCAACCTCCAATTAATCTATCTGTAAACTGAGAACACTGCCTCATTACTCTTGCAGGTCTTGCAGTATACAATCTTACCATCGTTGACTAACTCCGAAGCGTAGTTAATCTCCTCACCCTTCAACCACCAACCATGTATACCAGCGGCTTTTACACTAGCTAACAACTCCTGCTTACTTTTCTTTGGTGTTGGCAGTGGTGTGTCACGCCAAGTGTGGTTACAGTCACTCACTGTCAACCTCCTTCACTAGGACTTCTTTCGTAACACATGTACCCTTTTGTGTATCAGTGTAGTCAATATGAGTCCACCACTCTTGGTGGCAGGCTAGACATGCCCTGTACCCATCACCAAGATAGTCTTCGGCCTTATATTCACTGCACCCACACTCAGGACACTCTGAACACTTAATATCACTCATTGTCAACCTCCTTTTTCTTTTTAGCCCTTCTAGCAGCAGCCCTTTCAGCTGTCTCCAGCTTACTCTTCTCTTTGTGGCAAGGTAGGCATAGTAGTTGTAATTCCTCAATCTCACAGAACATATTCTCTATCACCTCATCCCAGGATCTAAACCCTGTGACAGGGACAATAGGAACTATGTGGTCAATGGAGGTGTTCTTCTTACGCTTACCGTCAATAACAGTAGTCACTTTAACTTCTTCCTGACACCCTGCACACCTACGAACACCACGTCTAACTGTGGCATTACGGTCACATTGGGATATTGGTGCCCAGCGGCGACTACCAGCTCTTAGTAGAGATTTAATCATACTGTTAAACTGGGCTTCCGTCATAGTGCCGCCACACCTAGTCTTCTCTCCTCTAGCCATTAGTAACCACCTTCCATTTTAGGATTTCCTCAAAGCTCTTAGTGGATGGCTTAGGGCGTTTCTTTAATGCGCTGCTATGCCACAGGTCAAGGTCGTTTGGCCCGACTACACCTACACGATAGCCATTACCTACAATCTCCTGAACAACACATTTGCAGTTAAGCTCAGGGGCTTCCTTACTCACTAAGGAAACCTCCTCATCTATTTTAAACCTCATCATACCCTCCTAGTACATCATAGTGAACTGGTTCACCATCCTCATCAAGCTCTTGGATCATGTACAGCAGCTTACTTTGCTCCCTTGCATATTCTTCCCATCCATCACCTATAACCTCTTTGTATAGGTCTAGGGTGACTTTCTTAAGCTCTTCCTCAGACTTACAATCCACTAAAGCGTTATACGCCTTCTTGGGACCATACCTCGGAAGACCTGGGATATTGTCAGCCCCATCGCCTGTTATCATCTGAGAGTAGAAAAAACTTAATCCACAACCTCGTAGTTTGTTACCTTCCATCTTAATGTAACCCAGCTTAGTCACAAGTTCAGGCCCCCAAGCTAGCTGCTTACCACATGACCACCGGTAGTGCAAGCCTGGTGTTATGGCCAAGTCCTTGTCTCGGCTGCAACAAACTACTTCCCTGCCTTCTTTAGCCGCTTTAACCAGCTCCATACTGATAACGTCATCAGCTTCAACCCCTTGCACAACTTCAGCACCAAGCTGATGGATGAAATGGCAAATGATATTGCGATAGTGGAAAGGCTTCTCTTGCTTTCTGGAGCCTTTATACGGTTTGGAGGTGGCAACCGAGGCGCGGAAATTCTCCTTATAGGTGGTTTCCCCCGCTTCTCTCGCTCCTCGTTCAGTTTTACAATATTCGTCATATGCGTACTCACTCGTAGTTAAGAAAAACCTGTGTGGCTCGTCTGCCCAAACTTCAGATTCTATCTCCTTAATCCTCTGCAAGAGCGCCTCCTCCACCCAATCCCAGCCCCTCACCTGTGGCTCACCGTCATCGTCCTTGTACTGCGCTGCGAAACCCACTTCATATACCAGGATGTCTGCATCTATTAATGCTTGCATAAGCTCCTCCTAAGTTAAGCCCCTCTTCGTAGAAGGGCTGTCTAGTTAACTAGGGCTGTGGCTCAGCTGGTGGTGGATTTAAAGTGTACCACACTACCGAAGCTGCGGCCATTATATCCTTATCAACAAACCTCACTGCCACTGGGTTCTGCTTTACAGCAAGGGTGCACAACTTAACTGTTTGCTTCCTAACAATCCTCAAGGCCATGCCATTCTGCTTAACAGCAAGCCTGCAAACCTTATTAGTCTTGTTAGCTATAAACCTCAGTGCCATGCCATCCTGCCTTACAGCAGCCTCAGACAGATCTTTTGTCTGCATCGTCACAAACTTAATAGCAGAGCCATTCTGCGTAACAGCAGCCAACTCTATCTCAGCAGTGTGTGTGTCAACAAACTTCAAGGCCATGCCGTTCTGCCCAACAGCAGCTAAGGCTATTGCCTCTGTCTGTTCAGTGAACTTAATGGACAGCCCATTCTGACTAACAGCAGCTAAGAACACACCACCAGTTCTAACCTCTGAGTATCTAAGGGCCATACCGTTCTGACCCACTGCGGCAAGGCATATCTCTGTTGTCTGTACCGCAACATCCTTCAAGGCCATCCCATTCTGGGTCACAGCTGCTAAAGCTATTGCCTCTGTCTGTAGGTGTACGTGCTTTAGTGCAAGTCCATCAGCTGAGACAGCGGCTAGTGCCACCTCCTCAGTTTGATCTACTATATACTCCAAAGCTTCCGGATCAGCGACAACTATAGCTAACGCATCACCGTCAGCTAACCCTGTAGTGCCGTCCCCGTTATTCCCTGCCACCACTAAGAATTGCTCTGCCGTTATTGAATTTCCCACTTACTTACCTCCCTCTAAATCAAGCCTATCCCAGTTGATAGCTACTAGTCCATACTCACCACCAACATTAACTATTGCGAAGCGGCCTGTGTCTGTCTTAAGCTCACCTGCCACTTCAACTTCATCACCAACAGTTAGGCCACAATCATCCAGGCCATCTACACTATTGACAATGCCAGTGTCGCCCTCTCTACCAGTCTTTGCCATCTTCGCCTTCCTCGTCAGTTTCATTAGTTGTGCTCTCTTCAGGTGCGTCCTCTTTAGCTGCACCTTCATTACCTACACGACCGTCTATAAGCTCCTTCAGCCAATCCTCTAAGCCTGCCCATACATCTTTGTCTGGACTATCCAAGTCGAATAAGACTGTTGGGTTAACCAACTGTGGGGCACTCTCCTCATCCTTCTTACGCATGAGACTTACACCACCAACATTGTTGAAGGTCTTTCCTACGTGTTTGCCACTACCAGCATTTGTCACCAGTGTTAGTAACACGGGCTTACCTAGTAGTTTAGAGAAATCACCGCCAAACTCTAGCTCAGGGTCTATTGCCTTGTAACGCTTAGTCGATGTTGAGTTATCTTGGCTTAAGCTGAACACTGGGAAGCGTTCTGTAATCCAACGTGGCTTGTCCTTAATCTCCTCACCATCCTCATCAATGCAAAACTCATCTAACAACTCATAAGTCATTAAGATGTGTGGTGCTGGTTTCTTCTCCTCACCTTTGAATGGTCGGCGCTTCTGTACACCTAAGTCAATGATCCTGACTATACGTGCTGGGTATCCACCTGGCTCAAGGTGCCCTTGTATAGGCATGTCCGAACTATTACTACTGCTTCCACTTCCTGCTTTAAGTCCCATATTATCACCTTTGTTTAATGTATTTCACTATAGTTATTGCCAAATTGCACAGTCACGCTTAACGGTTTATTAAGCTTGAGAGTTATATTAGCACTCTTAATTGCGTCTTGCAACACCTTTTCCACTTCTTTTTCCTTACCTTCTCCCACTGGTACGATAATCTCATCATGCATTTGGCCGCAAACTTTCACATGCTTCCTGCATCCCCTAACCCAAGTATCAAAACAATAGACACCTGTCCCCTGGTTTAGTGTGCTCCACCTATCCTTCTCAGCTCTCAAGGTATACCAGAATTTACTAACTGGGTTGTATAACCACTTCTGTCCGCTCACTGTTTTCACCTTAGCGTCTTCAGCAATCTTAATTACACTCCAGTTCTTTTTCCAGTACGCTTCAAGTAGCTTCTCAGCTTTGCGTTTACTAACCTTCAAGTTCCTTGCTAGTGCTGTGGCACCAATCCCATACACAGATGAGTAGTTCACAGCCTTATACTCCTTGCGTATGGTTGACATCTTACCGACATCACCCTCACCCAGCTTGTACAAGTCTTCTTCCTCCTTGGTCATAGCCCCAGCGAATACAGCAAGTGAGGTGTGAGGGTCATAGTCGCTACCACTCATCTCCTTGACATACTCAGGGTCATGCTCCCACATATAGTGTTGCTTAGTGTTGTCCTCAAGAGAACACATATCAGAGCCGCACAATACCATACCCTCTGGAGCTGTTAAGCACCCCCTAACTTCCTTGCCGTATGGCTTATCCGTACCTGGTAAATTCACAACAGTTTTATGTTTGAACCGTAAGGTGTTGGTTAAGCCGCTCACTGTAGCTTCGAGGTAGTTATCCTCGCTAGCATCCCTCATGAACCCTTTCAGTATACCTATTCTGTGCTTGATAACGAACAAGTCATCCAGTTCTGCAAGTGATGGCTCCTTGTCGTACAACAGCTTGATGCTCTCACATACACCACCACCTGTCAAGCTAACTTGTGGTATCTTCTTTACATCCCCTGTCTCCTTATCCCTATTATACTTAAATGTCTGTGGCTCCCAACCTAATGAGTGTAGCCAGGATTTAATCTGTGTATGTGAACCTGGGTTAGGCTGCTTAGGCTTACCCTCAACTTCCACAATACCCTCGTAGTCTTCTGGTAGATTGTGTTGCTTGAGTAGATCAAACCATTTAACACCTGTAGCAGACAGTGTACCGTCCTGTTTGAAGGGCTTTGCTGGTCTACCCTTCTTAGTGTATGTCTTAACCTCTGGCATGGCCTCAGCGAGCTTACAGAGCTTCTCAGCCACTATTGGCTCAAGCTTGCCTAGGGATTGTTCGCAATACTCCCTATCAAACTTCCAGCGTATAGCCTCTTGCTCACGTACGCAATCCATTTTAAAGGTGAGGTAGTTGAGGAACCTAATTATGTCTTCCTCACTGTCGTAAACTCTGCACAGTAGGTTGTATTGCTCCTTCCACAGTTTAGTGTTTATGACAACGTCTTGGTCACACCTGTGTACATACTCTTCTACTGACAAACCTTCCCAGTCGTCTACAACTGGCTTAGATATGCCGTAGTCCTTACCGTAAGAGTCTAGGCTGTGGCTAAACCTATTAGGCTCTAAGTACCAGCTTAAGGCTAATGTGTCTACAAGTTTAGCTTTTATCGACACATCCAGTAGTTTTTCAAGGACAGGTATGTCATATCGACATATGTTATGTCCTATAAGAGCTTTGGCACCTAGTAGGAACTCCCTCATACTTTCATAGGTTGTGAGGGCAACACGTTCACCACCAAGTTTAGTATGTACAAGGCAATGTATCTTAGTGGGGTTTAGTCCATTAGTTTCTATATCAAATACTGAAGCTTCAGCTAAGTAGTTCATACCATACCCCCTTAACCTACATTAATGGAGGATAATATAACACCCCGTGGCTCTTTTGTCTTTCCTAAGTACTTCACAGTAAGTTCATCTGTCTGATCTAGACTAACCCAATCACCTACGAAACACTTCCTCTCACTGCCATCTTTGTTGGTATACATCCACTTACCATTCTTAGTGTGTGTCACATCTCCGTCAGGGTGAATCTTCCTTGCATCTTTAGGTGATTTTGCAGCCACCACCATAGAGTTATAAGCCTCAAAACCAAGGTATTTGTCTAGTTCTACTAGGTATAAATTCATAACAACCACCAATTAAACCTCAATAATCCCTGTGGCATCATCTAAGACAGCCTCAGCTAGGTCTTCCTTAAGCACTTCATGCAGCTTACTCATCACATACCGACAATGCCTATGGGCTAATCCTGTAATGTTGCTAATCTCCAAGGGAGTGTAGGATAAGTCATAGAACAAGTGGGCGATCTGTTGAGTCTCGCTGTCACTCTTAGCAAATCGGTTTAGGTATACCTCTTGTACTAGCGGTATGTTGAAGTCAAGGGTGTAGCTAGGCTCAACCTGTTCGTTCTCACCCTTAGCATCAAGGGAGTAGCTCATTCCTTCCAGTCGTTGTGATCTCTGCATAGCTTTAGTGGCTCTGCATAGGTGTCTGTTGAGATAACGATCCATAGACTCTGTGGCTGGTGTATGTGAGTCAAGCTCTTGTAGAGCTGAACAGAACGCTGTCTGAACTACATCCTCACATTCCCTACCGACGCGTCTACGTGCATGGCTCATCATAGTCTTACGCTGTGTTTTGTACAAGAATTCAATATGACTTGTAGCACTCATATCTTCTGTTGAAATGTTCATAATTTTACCTACCTGTTTGTATGTTGTAGGTATAGTCTATAACTAATACCCAGCTGTTGTCAAGGGGCTTCTAGGGAGATCTTCCATGGTTAGGGTGATAGCCATACTTTAAGTTGGCGGCCTGGCGAGCAGCTATGGCTTCAGTTTTGTGGGTGAAGTAACCTAGATTCATGGCTTTTCCATTAGCTTTTATCTGAGCACACCACTTGCTGTTGGCCTTACTCCATGTAACACCCACAAACCCAGAGGTGTTGTCAGACCTAACCCCCTGATTCTTAAGGTTTTCACTTTGATTAGCCTCACGTAAGTTGACCCACCTGTTGTCAGTTCTGTCACCGTTTATGTGATCCACTTGCTCCACCGGCCACTCACCTGTGACATATAAGAATGCCAGACGGTGCGCCCTGTAGGGAGTAGCTGCTATGCTAATTATCCTGTACCCAGTGGACTTGTTAATACACCCTGCGATAGACCCTGCCTTTACTCCTTTCCTGCCCTTAACTCTGGTGAACAGTCCTGTATCTTTGTCGTAACTAAACAACTCCTTAATCTTACTTTGACTTAATTTTGCCTCTTTATCTTTGTTAATACTCACCTTAACTCCTAAATTTCATTCAACCTTCCGGTGTTTTTATCATACTGCAAGTCCACAGCCCCAGTCTGCCCATATGTCCTCTCACTTAACAATACCAGTCGCCTTTGATTACGCTCATCCTCAGATAGATCAGGAGACTTATCACCCTCCATACCTATGAGGATGTGACAACCCCGTGCCATTGCGCGACTTCCAGCAAATTGTGAACTCAAAACGCGACCACCCTCTTGGTGTGACTTACCTTGTGATGGATTACGGAGATGACAAAATATTAGTATCAATATGTTCAAATCCTTAGCCATCATCGACATCTCCTGTGTCACTGTCTGCAATAGTGTATTAGCCTCAGCCGCATCTACACCATTAGATAACGTGGTGATTGGGTCAAGGAAGACAACTTGTGCCCCCCAGTCTACCGCCTCTTCTATATCCAGCTTAACACTATCCCAGGTTAGGTTTTGATAAGTATCAACAAACTTAACTTTGCCACTAACCACCTCACCAGCTTTATCAAACGCCTCACGGTCAAAAGGTATATCAGGTAAATGGAACAACTCACCTGCCACTTGGCCACAAAGTAATCTGTAGCTGTGTGCTGGTAGTTCCTCACTCTTAATCATCAACACCTTAACGTCATCTTCCTTAATGAAGTTGGCTGCCATCTGATTTACTATGGTACTCTTGCCTATCTTTTCCCCAGCACCTATAAAGATAGTCTCGCCTAGCCTAAGCTTCTTAGTAAGGGCGTTCATACCTTCCCAGGGCCATGTCAATTCACCTTCCTTAACCCTTGTAGCTGCTTCCTCGTGAAGACTACTGGCCTCTACGAGCCTAGTCTTCTTAACCTCCTTAGCATCAAATGTAATAAGCTTATGCACCTGCTTACCCATGCCCTTTATCAAGGCTTCGTTGGGATCCTTAACATTTGGTAAGGTAATAGTAGTTGCCTCTGGTAACAGCTTACTAACAGCTACAGTAGCCTTATCGCCAGCTTCGTCTTCATCAAAGCATATACTAATGTGGGTGAAGTTTGCCTTAATCTCCTTCAACACCCGCTTAACATCCTTCTCAGCACTGCCAGCACCATGAGGTAGTGACACTACAGCTGGTATGTATTCCTTGAAGCTATCCTTAGTGTAAAGCTCTAAAATACGATGCATAGCTACACAATCTAATTCACCCTCACATACAATCAACCGCTTAGCGCCGCTCTCTAAAGCTTGCTGCCAACCAAATAGCTCCACATCCCTTTGATTACCAACCGACCAAGTGTTCTTTGTTTGTAAATGCTTAACTTTGTACCCAACAACCTCCCCGCCCTTGTAGTATGGCTGATATACAAACGCTGGGGTCTTCCCATCACTCTCAGAAACCCCAACCTTAATCCCAAAATGCTCCAGGCTAGCCTTCCTTAGTCGCCGACCCTTAAGGTCCATGCACCCTAACTTACCTATCTCCGCCATTTGTGCTGCAATTTCCTCAGCTGTCTTCTTAGGCTTAGCCTTAGGTGCCTTGCCACCACCCAGTGGGTCATCGACAAAAGTGTCACAGGCGAAACAAAAACCCGTGATACTCCCATCTTCCTGCTCAAAGACAGCTAGACCTTCTTGTGTTGTGTGGTCGTCACTGCACTTGTGGGGCATTTTTGCAACACACTGGCCCCGATCCCTTACCTGTCCCATAAAACCCCCTCTACGCGCTGCTACGCCTTCTTGTTGCCTTGTTTGTTAGTGTCGTAAGTGACTATACACCCGCACTTGGTGCAACACTCCACACGCCTAAAGCTTTGCTCGTGCTTACCTTGACAGTCAATTGCCCAGGATACTAACTTCTGCTTAGTTTCTTTGTGTTCGCATCTCATACCTCAACCCCTGCCTTGATCCAAGTGTGTCCACCATCTGTTGAGATTTTGTTAAACTTCAACAGTATGTCGTAAGTGTGAAGTCCTTTACTAGTTAACACCCCACCCTCCTTGACAGCCATAACTAAAACCCTCTCAGTATCACTAACCCACACCATACCTTTGGGGAATGTATCAATATCATAAGGCCTATATTCACACTTAGCCTCCTTAACCACCTGAACCTTCTCAGCGAATAGGTAAGACAATGGTACGCTACCGTCATCTGACATAACAATGTAGCCACCCACTGGTGTTCTGCCTAGTAACTTCTTGACGGGGTACCAACTACATATATAAGGGCTATCACTAACACGCACCAAATCTCCAGTTTTAATATCCATTCTATTCTCCAAGCTTAAGTTAAAATTCTATACCAACCTTTCCCAAGTAATCCAACCACCTATGTATCTAGTTCGGCGTACTTATAAGACAAGGTCACATTACCCTCATCTGACATAACAATATAGTCACCCTCTGGTGTCCTACCTAACAACTCTTTAACATTGTACCAGTAATACCCATCAGGGCTATCGCTAACCCTAACCATATCTCCAGTCTTAATATCCATTTTATTTTCCATCCTATTTCCCCTTAAGTCTTTCATGTATTGTATCGTAGACACTGTCATTAATCAAGTCTCTCATCTTGGCGCAAAGCTCCTTACATCCAGCTAGTGAAGCTCCCTTAGTAGCAAAGACAAGCTCTAACAACCTGTTAGCGTCCTCATCGGAGCACCACCCGTAAAACTCCTCACTCCAGCTTGATATTGTTAAGCTGTCTATAGCTTCCTGTGTGTCTGTGTGAAGGGCCACATCCTGGCTCTCTTGCTCATCTTCAAGTGTCTCTTGTTTACGCCTCAGTAGGCTGTAGTATTCGTCCAAGTTCATCTTAATTACCTCTACTTAGTTGGTTTAGCTGGGTTAGCTTCTATTGCATCAAATATATAAGCTTTGTTCTCTTTCCAGAAGCTTAAAGCCTCGCTGTCCATAGCCCCTATCTCTTGGTCACTAAAGCTTAACCACTCCTTAAAACTGCAATTCTTACAACCTATTTGTAGTCTATCAGAAGTGTAGCACACTTTGTAGGTAGGTGTCTTTATATTTTTAATATAAGTTTGATCGCCTGTTGTGCCCCATAGTCTAGCACCCCCTATGTCAGCACCCTCTAGGTAAGCACCTTCTAGGTTAGAGCATACTAGGTTAGCACCTTCTAGGTAAGCGCCTTCTAGGTAAGCACCAGCTAAGTAAGTGCCATATAGGTAAGCACCTTCTAGGCGAACACCTTCGCTAACAGCTTTCTCAACTGTTAGCTTAATGGTGTTATTCTCACAAGCGTGAGTGAATAAAGCCTTTCCTTTAGTACTCTGTATAGTTATAGCTTTCATAAATATACCTCTTTGTAATTAACCCCAACTTCCTCAAGCTGATTAGCCACACTTAGTAGGTCACTCTCAATCTCTGTAAACCCTAGCAACCTACCACCTGGTAGTCTTATTGTGAACCCACCAGAGCTATCAAGCTTGGCTGTAGCTAGTGTAGATCCTGCCTCAGACCTCAACAACCAAATGGATTTTACTTTGCTGTAGTCTACCCTGTGTAAGTGTGCCATATCAACCTCTATACGTTTAACAGATAGTCTAGCACTAGTAAGACTAGAACACCAGAGGAAATAACAGATAGTTTTAAAATAAGATCATTACCCATTGTTCAACCTCTTATTCCAGAATATATCTACATCCCCCCAGTATGACAACTCACCATCAGGCCAAAGAAAAGCATCAGATACAAAACCTTGCTTACAGTGCGGTACGGAACTACCGCCTAATAGGTTAAAATACTTCTTAACTATACCCAAGCTGTCCAGAAATCTTACAAACTCTATAATGTCTTTCTCTCTTTCAGTCATGCTACCCTCTCTTAGCCTCACCAGGCTGTTTAATTAGTATACCTACCCAACCATACCACCAGCTTGTATAAACCTCCCACAGGCGCTTACACAAGCCCTCAGGTTAGTGTTCAAGCTTATGTAGGACACCTTGTGCATGGCTAAGTGAACTGCACACTGTCACCTCACCTTGGAAGAACACTGCAAAGGCTCCAATGTCAGACACTTTAAGTGAACTATTATACTCTAGATCGCTCTCTTCTATGATTACTATTTTACCGAACATTTTAATTACCTCTTTGATTAGTAGTTATAAGCTTAACACAGCTGACTTGTAAAGCAAGGGCTATCGCTCAGTTAGTTTGTAAGCTGTGTCCTCTAAGGCAAACCAGGCTAGGTGATTTTTAATAGTGGTGTCTTCCTCAGTCTTGTATCCCATTAAGAAGCTTTCAACAACATGTTGATCCACTAAGGTGAATCCGGACACAAGACCAACCACAGACTCGCCAAGCTCCCTAGCAAGCTCCATTACAATCTGATCTATATCTTCCTTATTAGCATCACAGAACTCAACTGTATCGTCGTAGTAAGTAAAGCCACCATAACCACCAGCAGCCCCGTGGTTAGCCACATCAGACAATGTCTGTAAGGCATCCTCGCATAAACTGTCATACCCTAGTTGCTCTACCACTGCATTTTGTAATTTGTTCATAGTACTTGCCTCTTTGATTAATGATCTGATGTCGGCACCACCAAGGTTAGCTCCCTTTAGGTTTGCATTCTTGAATGAGAGATTGTTCATAGTGGTAGTTCCTCTTAGTTAGTAAGTACAAGCTTAACACAAACCGTAGACAAAGCAAGGGTAGGGACAATAAAAACTTAAATTAATTTTATATGTGGATATTAAATAGCCTGGGAATAGGCTTAGGGATAATACAGGATCCTGTACTACCTTGGTCATATTACAAGGGGGTATACCATAGAAGTAATACCCCCACCCCTTGTGTATCCTAGGTATTCCTATCATTCCTCACACTTACTACAACTCCTTATGTATACTTAGTACTCCTATACATACATATAGTCTATCTTATGTATAGGCTACAGCTATAGCTTACATACAGATCCTTATAAGCTTAAGTATATTATATATTATTTAAAAAAAAAAAAAAAAAGGAAAAAAAAAATTTCTCTTAAATCTCTAATAGCTT